TTGGTAGTAAGTTCATTAATACCAGCCTTCATATTAGCAATATCCGTTTCTATCTTGTGTAGTTTGTAGGTGTTAGTCTCAATTCCTGCAAGATGCTGTAACTGCTTTGCTGATGATACTTGCATAGATTGGTGCATTTCCCTGATGAAGTTAGTGGTTTGTAAGGCAGCATTCTTTATCTCAGCACTTAACTGGGTTTGCAATCTAAATTGTCCATTCAATTCATCAGCACTATCTTGGCTCATTCGTGCAAAACCTTTTTCTACTGCTTGGCGCTGCTCATTGAGGAAATCAAAACCTAAACCACTACTCATATTATTCCAATCTTTTAGAAATTGTTGCATTTCACCTATTTTCCCTTTCATAGCATTGCCAAATTCACCTACAATTTGAGAAGATTGACGTGCAAAGTCTTCACTACCTCTGTTACGTTTAGCAGCTTCTGTAAGTTTTTCTTGTAGATTTTTAAACGCTTCAGCAACATATATTTCATACACTAATTGCTTTCCTAATTTACCTATAATTTTACCTACTGATTTAGCAAAACTTTCAAAAGCATCTTCTCCTTTTTGAAGTGAGTTGTAAACGCTATCAATTATAGAATTACCTAACTCTCCAAAAGTGTTTTGTATATATTCATTGAATTTCTTTTGGGCTTCTACAGCATTATCATACTCATTGATAATTTTTTGTAAAGCTTCCTTTCCTCCCTCTCCAAATTCTTGAGTTTCTAATAACCCTTTTGCTACAGCTCTATCAAATTCTCCTGCTTGATTAATGAGATTAGGAAAAGCTGATAAAATTCCACCATAATCTGTTACTGTTTTTTTCCACCAAGCCCACCCTTTCGTGTGGCTGCCAGTTGCTACCTGAATATTTTCTAAATCACTACGACCTATTGTTCCTCGAACTAATTCTTCACGATACCTTCTTATATTAAGGTAGTCTCTAAAAGTTCCCTTTCCACTATCAACTCTTTTAATTGCTGCAAATCGTACTTCCTCTTCCTCTGCTGTAAGTTTTCTCCTATGAATGCTTTTTTGTAAAGCTTCCCATTGGTTTTTATATTCGGTCATATAATTTATAGCAGAAGCTAACTCTTTCTTACCAAATATAGAAATATTGTCTTTTTGCAACATTCTTTCCTCGTAAAGGGCTTGGTTATAGGAGTTTTGAAAAGCAAGTTTTGATTGTACTATTTGTGCTAATTTCTTTTCATTCTCTATACGCGCTCTCGCTGCGTTTTCAAATCCTGAAACTGCTAACCCTACAACTGCACCTATAATAGCGCCCCAACCACCTCCCACTGACCCTCCAGTTTGTGCTAATGATAATGTTTTGCTAATAGTATTACTTATTGATTTCATTGTTTCGCCCAAACGTCTAAGGCTTTCATTTCCTGAACTCTCTCCAAGTTTAGCAAATTCGTCACCAAAAGAAGACATCGCACTACTCACACTTTGCGCTGACGACAACATACCATTGAATGCTTCTTGCCATTCGGCGGTGTTGGGTTTGGCTTTGAATAGATTTTTGATATTTGTACCAAGTTTGCCGAATGCTGCATCGCTCTTATCGGCGGTGTCTCTTGCTTGTTCGAGTTGCTGTTTGAGATTGGTTATAAACTCTACATTGGCGTTATCGTCCATATTAAGCACTTTTGCTAACTCGTCAATCTCGGCTTCCGCATCTGTAATGGTTTGGCGTATCTCTTTGACAGTCTTTTTGCGTAGGTTGTCGAACAATTTAGCAATCGCTGTACCCTCTTTTTTGTAGAGTATATCTAACTTTTTGAGTTCTCGTGCTTTTTCGTCTTGTGCTTTTTTGACTTGTGGCGCATCTGCACCTAATTTAGCTTGTAGGGCAGCTATATCGGCATTGTATTTCTCCTCAATAGCTTTGCGCTGGTCGGTGTAGGTTTGATATTTTTCTAACAAGTCCTTATACACTTGTTCCTGCTGCATACGTTGGTACTCAGCATTATCAGCTAAAAGCACCTTTTCATTTTCAGCAAGGCGAGCTTTTTCAGCATTGATAGCTTCGGTATTGGTGTCAAAATCTTGTCCTTTTTTCCATTTGCCTTGTGCTTCGGCTTTTTGTTTTTCGGTTTCGATGAATGCGGCTAACTGGTCTTCTGAACGCCTTCTAATTTCCTCTTCTTGCTTGTCGTATTCCAATTGTATGATAGCAAAGCGTTTGTCCGCCCCGTCTTGCATTATCTTAATGCGGGCTTCTTCACGTGCGAAAAGGTCGTCTTGGATTTGGCGGTTGTGATCTCTTTGGGCTTTTTCGGTGTCGAACTCTGGGAGAGAGTTTTTGATGGTTTTAGCGGTTTTTGCGCCTGATTTTTTATATCCGAATTTGCTCTCAAGGATTTTATCTACCTCTTCTTTGGCTTTTACTTTTTGCTCTATATCGGCAAAATCTTTGTCGTCTTTAATGTTTTTGCGTTGAAGTGCATTTATTTCTTTTTCGTATTTAGCACTATCGGCAAGTAGTTTGTTTTTGTCATAGATTTGTTTATTCTCCTGCTGTTTGAGTTTGATTTGTCGTTCGGTAGCTTCATTGAACATTCCGAGTTCATTCCAGTCGTATTTTAAATAAGGGTTGTTGCTGTCTATTTTTGCAATAGAGTGATTAGCGATAGAGTCTTTCGCTTGTTTTTTTCTTAGATTATAGGCTTCTATGATTAATTTTTTTTCAGCTTGTATTTGTTCAAGGCTTTTGCCTGAAAGTGCGCTTTCATAGTTGCTAACATCATTTTTAACGACTTCCCTTTTTTGTTTTTGCTTTAGAAGTTCGTCTTGTTCAATACCCTTTCTAATGTTTGCTATATCCATTCTAAGAGCAGTACGGCGGTCGCTGCTGGCAGTTCGTTTTATCTCTTCTTCTAACTTCTTAATTTGTTCCTCTTTTGATTTAATTAAGTCGTTAGTTTTCTTAACGGCATCACGAGACATTTTTTCATTCATAGTCTCATAACGACCATTAATATCTTTTAGAACCTGAGACATCTCACGTAACATCTGATTTAGCGTGCTATATTTGTTCAGAACTCCATCTGTACTATTTCTAAGTGCTAAAAATGCTTTATTTCTTTCATTCCAAGATTTAGTTTCGTCTTGAATAGTAGATATTAGGTTGCTAATTCTGTTTTTCTCTTCATCAATAGCATCCGCTTGTTCCTTGCGTAGTTGATTGTGTCTTTCGGTTGCTTCAGCATTAGCATCTGTACTTTCTTTAAGAGACCATAAGGCGGTAGCTAATCCTACCAATGCACCTGCAACAAGAGCATAAGGGTTAGCAAGCATTGTAAGATTGAGGAGTTTTTGGGCTTTTTCAACAAGTACCAACCACGTATAATGAGCCATTTCGGCAACGGTCATTCCTGCTGTACGCGCTGCTACTACTTGCTGTACAGCGGCTGTAGCAATGAGTGCTGCTCGATATGTTCCATAAGAAACGATAAGCCCCGCTATGAGTTTGCCGATAGTCTCATAGTTTTCCACCAAGAAAGAAACGCCTTTTATCGCCCCCGATACAATCCCCTCGCTTGATTTACCTATCTCATTAAGCATTTGGTCGAAATTATCACGCAAATTGGATATTTGACCGCCTAATGATTTGCTTTGCTCTGCCATTAGGTTATAGAATAGACCGCCCTCATTAGTCATATTCTTAATAACGGCTTGTATTTCTGTAAATCCTATTTTGCCCGCACTAACCATATCTTTGATTTCGGTTTCGCTCTTACCTACAACCTTACTCAATTCGGCAATAATAGGAATACCTGCATTCATAAACTGGTATAGGTCATTGGTCATTAACTTGCCTTGTGCTTTGACTTGCCCATATACGTGAATGAGTTGCCCCATAGGTACTCCTAATCCTGAAGCTACATCGCCCATACGGCGAAGTGTTTCGGTTACCTCTTGTGCGGGTATTTGAAAGGCTAATAACTTTTTTGCTCCCTCAGATACTTCTTCCAATCCGAAAGGGGTTTTAGCAGCAAGGTCAGTGAGTTGCGCCATTAATTCGTTAGCCTTTTCCTTGCTTTTGAGCATAGTGCCAAAAGATATTTCGAGTTGCTGAAATTGTGATCGTACGGCTACCATTTGGCTAATGAATGATTGCGCCCCTTGTAGTGTGAAATAGGTGGTTGCACCTTTGAGGAGGGTTTGCCATACATTAGCCTGCTTTTTGCCCTCTTCAACGGCTTTATTTGTCATTTGCTCGAATTGCTTTTTGATAGCCTCGACATCTTTTTGTATCTGTGATTGGTCGGCTCTTACTTGGAATAGTAGAGCTCCGTCTTGTGGTTGCATAGTTAAATATTTGCGGATTTTATTTTTGATAGGAAATCACCATAGCTGGTGCGTTTTTCTGATTTCTGAGGTGCTTTTTTAGTATCTTTATCCTTATCGAAATCATAAGAGGGGATAACGGCACTATAAAGCATTACATTGGCATAGCTTATTTCTTTTAGCACGTAGTCAAAGGTTAGTCCGTACTGCTTGGCAAAAGAGCCTACAAGTCCCCAGATGCTGTCGTTTCGTTCTCCACTTCCTTCGTCGGCTTGGTTATCATCATTCCTTTGAGGGAAGTGGTAATGACGAAAAAAGCGCGTATATCTATTTGCCCTAACACTTTAAAGAATACGGCTGACACTTCGGTAATGGGGGTATTAATGAGTTTTTTTGCCAGCATTTCGCCTTTGGTTACGTTATTCTTTTTACGCCAAAACTGCCATTTAGGATAGGTAACTATTTCAGTAAATTTTTTGCCTAATAGGATTGCAGATATAGCCCACGCTATATTTTCATACTCTTCAGCATTGTGTATGATTGATCCGAATATATTCCCCTCACTAATAGTGTCGGTGGGTATTTTGCTGATGTACTTTGAAGCCCTTACGAGGGTAAAAATAGAGGGCGGAGCGACTTTATACGCTTCGCCCCCAATGGTTACCGTTGTAGGTTCTTCAAGTAGGGTTTGTGCTACTTGTTCTTCCATAGGTTACGCTACTTTTTCGATTGATAAAAATCCTTTACCACCATTAAGGATAGTGATTTCTACTTCTACATTGTAGCCACTATCTTCTGAGTAGGTGAGTTTACCACTTACAGAGCAGTAGAACATATCAATCTTTTCTGCTCCTGACACTTTTGGAACAATAGAAAAAGAGAATTTCTTAGTAGAGACAAAAGACTTGATGATGAGTTTGTCTCCTGACTCTTCAATGTCCCAAATTTCAGAAAGCAATGCCTTGTTAAGGTTTTTAACGGTGCATTTTACTTTTACTACGGGTTCGCCTTTAATTCGGTCGATAATTTTACCGCCAATAGCCTTCCACTCTAATTCTTTACCGTCTTCTGTTTCAAAAGAAAAACTATCTTCTTTGACGATACCCAATGTTTTGAGTACAGTACCCATAGCACCTCCTGCTCCTGGCGCACCAAATTTAAATTCTATTTCGCCCCAAGCGGTGGCGTTGTTATCTACGTATGCCATAATCTTTAATTATTAAATGTGTTATACCTAAATTTTACTTTTGCGTTGATGAAAAACTGCTTAATATCTGTGTCCTCAAAGGTTTGTATCATCTGATGAAGTTGCAACTTGTAATTGTGTAAGGCTGTTTTAGCTTCTTCAATGATAGGCATTAAAGCACCCTCGATAGCTTCACAACGTACAAAGTTTTTCCTATACTGATTATCGTTATTTTTGACCGTAGGGACAAAGATATTGATGTTAATCACCCCCGTTTGATATTGACCGTCTAACCCAGTAAGGAATGATATTACACAATCCTCTTTCAGGGAGTTCAAAGGGCGTACACCACTACGGTAGGTTTGCCCATTGATAAGGGGATTTATCTTGTCCTTAAAGTATTTGTATATGTCGGCTTCTATTTGTGAGGCTGTTTTTTTCATTGCGATAATGCTTTTAGGAGTTTAGGCACTTCTTTTTCGGCTAATAATTCAGCTGATGAAAGTACATTGTAATTGCGTGCTTCTACATAAGCAGCGTACTTCATTCCTGCTATTACTACCAATACAAAACCTTTTGGGTATTGAGATATTACCTTATTGATGAACGTTTCGCCCTCTTTTTGTCCATTACCTCCTGACTTAGTGAGTTTAAACCCTCCTTTTTCAATAGCTTTGCCGTCTTGTAGTACTACATAGCCTATTGATGAACGGAGATTGCCCGTTTGGTCTTGATAGCTACCATTTGTCCGTGCTTCATTGATACACATTTCTCCTACATACTTCAATATGCGTATTACTTTTTGGTGATACTTTTCTATTTTCTCACGCAATATACGTTCTATATCGTTGGAATTGAATTGTGGTGTTATCATACGAATATACGGCAATGAAAGTAATCTCTTGAAAATCGTATTACTTGCTTTTCGAGGCGAATATTTCCCTCTACATCTACTACTTGCAAGGTAGTACCCGCTTCTATTTTGGGAGTATCTTTAGGAGCATATACAGTAGCGGTACATTCAAATATTTGACCATCTACTTTGCTTATCTTTTGCCCTGTTCCTGCTATCTCATCACGGCATACACCTATCTCTTGCCACTCGATAGGGTCGCTTGGATAGGTAGGTATACCATCATCATTGATAGTAGGGTTTTGTGATACTTTCACCTTCAATAGGTATGGGTATATTTTCATTTCCTTGCAGTATTTTAGAATAAGTTGGTAATATCTCTTACAGTGGCTTTGACTTCTAACAAATTATCTCTACCGAGCTGCTTACAAAGGAGATTGTAAAAAGCGGTTATAGCTGATTTGTCGTAAGAGAAAGATAAACCACCTTCAGAAAAGGACACTGGGCGCAATAAGAGTTCAGGAATGAGGTTGTAGAAAAACAATTTTGTCTTTCGTTCGTTCACCTCGTTGAACTCATCAGAAAGCCCCAATCCTACTCGTTGCATTTCGGCAACAAGTAGGGTGGTGGGGTATTCCACGTTCCATAGTTTCAGTTTCTCATCTATGTACGCTTGTGCGGTCATCGTTAGCTTAATTTGGTTTTCAAAATGAGCTTGCGACTTACATTGTTAAGTACTGGTGTAGCGAATGCTGTTGCCTTTGTTGAAAGCATTTCAGGGTCTTGCTCTGCCCAAGTACTCACCAAAATAAAGCTATCGGAAACTACCTTAGTAGTAGTTTCGTCTTTACGGCTAAATGTAGGTGTTATGGTGTAATAAGTTTCACCTACTTGAGTATTGTCAGTAAAATGAATGTTACCCAATTCCCAACCACTGGTAGTGGTTTTAACACCTGATTTAGCTTCTTCACTCACATAGCTTTCCCAAATTATTACTTCAGGAAGTCCGTGTGCTCTTAGTGTCTCATTAAGCTGTGCCAAAGTAGGCTCTTGTGCTACGTTAAGTGCGTTTTGAGCAAATGAAGCAGTGAATTTCACTACACTTGTCGATTTTACCATTTGGAAGAATGTAGGTCTATCCATAATAGCATAAGCATAACGGAATCCTTTCTTAACCGCCTCTTCTTGCACTTTTCTGAAATCAGCAATAGGGTCAAAAGTTGCAGCGTTAGCTGGTAAAAACCAATCTTTTGCAGTGTTTTCAGTTCCCACTCCAAACTTCACTTTAGCACCCGCCATAAGTGTATATTCTCCTTTTGAAACAGCTTGTTTAGCGAGTAATTCCAAGCGAGCGTTTACCCCATTGATACAGAAGATAGGGTCTTCATAGATAGATTTTAGAAGTTCTTTGTAAGCACTTGAATCTTTACCCCCATAACGATTTGAAATTGCACGAATGTTATCCAAACGGATAGTATCGCGCTCAGTCATATCACGGGCTACTTCAATTTTAGGGATTTCCCCTTTTACTTTTTCTACAAAATCACGACTTTTACGTGGTGATTTTGAGCCAATAGCCACAATTTCAGCAGCGACCTTGTTGTCGGTATTTTTCTCAATAGAAGCCCAATCTAATGTTGTATTGAACTTCAATGGGAAATAATTACGATACTGCAAGTCGCCTAACGGATTGTTATTTACCACGAATTGCAAATCAGCTTCACGAAATTCGGGTACAATGTTTACAGCATTAATTGTATTTGCCATTTGTTTGTTGTTTTAAAGATTAATAAAAAGTGATACGGGGAAGGACTTTTTTCATAAATCCTACACCTGCTTTTTCTTTATCAGGCAAAGCCTCAGTGCGAGCAGTACCCGATAAAACTACAGCTACCATAGGAAAATCGTCAATAGCAATGTCTTCAGCTGTAAGTCCTACGGCTGTAGCAATGTTAGTGTCTGAAAAAGTTTCATTCACTGGCTTGTAAGTCCCGTCAGTATGAGGAACAAGGAGCGTACCTGCGGGTACTACGCCATCGGTAAAGCGTTTTTTAGCTTCAGTAGCGTTAATGTGTACCCCAGCTGGGATGGTGGCTAATACTTGGTCAAAAACAACTATTTGCCTACCTGCGGTTTGTTTAGTTATCTGTTTCATTGTTTTTTAAATAATGCTTGTACTTCTGCGGAAGGTTCATTCTCTTTCAATCCACCTCCTATAATAGGTCTTGAGTGTGAAGAAAGCCCTGCATTAGCTTGTGTTTGCAAAAACGCTTGTTCATCGGCTTTGAGTTCATTTACAAAGGCCTCCATTTCGGCATCGTCTTTGAAAG